GACTCTGATAAAGATTATCTTCAACAGCTTCCTTTGTAATAGTAAAGGAAAGCCCTACTCTTTTATGAATATAGTTTGTTACAATCCTTTGTCCCATTGTGTCGGTAGCAATAGGCTGCCCTTCTGGTTTAATATCAGCAGCACCAAGATACTTCATCTCGACTTCTATTTCCTGATATTTGTCAGATTGGTAAGTTTTAAATATCTCTGTCCATTGTTCAGGATATGTTGGATATTGCCCAAAAACAGCCTTTAAACCAGGGCGTAATAATTGAGCTATTTGTCCGGTATTAATCATAATTTATATCTCCTTTATTAGTTCTGATTTGCACCAAATACTGTTCCTGGTGTACCAGCTTTCCATACGTGATTATTTATCATAACCATAACATTCAAAAATGGCGTATTTGCCAATGTATAATTACCAGCAAACTCAACAGGGTTTAATCGCGCAATATTATTAGGATTACGAGTATAACCAATAGCTTTCAAAGGAAGTGTTGCTAATGTTTTATTATAATCATGAGTTAAATTTCCACCGGTTGGAGTCGTAACATCTAAATAATATGCTGATTGTCCGGTTAGAGTACTACCAGTAGCAGGATTATCTGTATATCCAATTGCATTACCATTAGCTAGGATAGTTCCAAAGTTACCACCACCCCCCACATTTAAAGCAAAGTTACTACCAAAACTACCGGCTAAAGTTACTTGGTTATTAGCACCTGATGGATTTATTACCGGTAATGTAGGAGCAAGTCCATAAAATGCATTTGCATTAGCTGCAATATGAGTTGACATTTGAACATCATATACAACTTCTGGATCATCAATTACATAAGCCTTAATCAAACTTCCTGGTACTATCTGAGATGCCCCAGGCCAATAAGCTGACTTTATTAAATTATTAGTTCCAGTTACTGTTGATAGATATTCACATCCCATGAATACACCAAGTATAGGGCACACAGAAAAAGTACTAGGAGTTGCATCAGCATATACTGGACTATAAAGTGCAATAGTACCGGCTGTAGCTGTAAAAGCACTATTAACATTTGAGTTTGCAGTATTGAAAACTACCGGATCGCCAGTAAAAATAGAATTAGCATAACCTGTAGTAATTCCATTAGCGGTAGTAGAAGAAATATAATATTCATTAACTTTTTCAGTCCAGCTTCCACCGGTAATAGATGAAATAGGGCGTAGACCAAAGGGAGCATTGACTCCGTAAGCCATAAAAACCTCTTAATAAAATTAAATTATTAGTTTAAATAATCTTTGGTAGGAGATTTTGACCCAAGGCAACGTGTTAGTGTCTCGTTTGACATACCCTTTTCATAAAAAGGGTATAAAATGAAAAAGCCTTTTATTGTCTAGCCATGACATCTTCTTTCTTTTTATGGATAAGAAACAAACCGAGGATACGATTTAGAGTTTCGTAGAAACTTCCTGTAAAATAGGAATAATTAATATTTATTTTAATACATTTAGCATTAATGTCAAATTAATTAATTTGATAGTATCATTACCGTCACCCCATTCGGAGTAGATAATACTAATTCACCGCTAGCATCAGTAATTACTATCGAAACTGAATCAACACTTCTACTGCTACTTATAAAATAACCGTTTGAAATGAAAGGAAAGTCTCCACCTGTACTACCTAAAGTAATAATTACTCCATAAGTCGATGAAATCATCGAAGAAAGAAAAGTTATAGTATAAGCACCGGCACTTCCCGTAACGGTTGCAACATTTTGTTGATCATAAATTACAATATCATTACTATTACCAACTATAGTGTCAGTAAACATACAAAAAGCTTTAGGAGTTACAAAATTATTGATACCGGTAATATTCCCACTGGTATCAATATTCACACCATTTATTTGAACTTGACCAGTTCCATTAGTTACAATCTGAATATTACCATTAACTGTATCATTAGTTATTACTTCTCCACTAATAGTAAAATTTCCTACCATTAAAGAAGTTAAAGGCCCAATTGTCGATGCTAAACTAAAGACAGGATCACCAGTTGTACCATCAGGATTGGTAATACTAATATTTGAATCACTCAAAAAATCTACAGTAGTCCATGTTAAAGGAGATAATCCAGTTATTACTGCGAAGCCTATCTTGGTAATTGTTGTATTAAGATTAGTTAAAGATGCTGGTAATTGGAAATTTATAACCCCACCTGGAGGAGTAATAGCGCCATTAGTAATAGTAATAGAACTATCCGTACTTTGAGCTGTTAACGCAGTAATTGCATTAGTCCCATTACCATAAGGAATCACGCGCCATAACCCATTGGAAGCAGGCACAGTTGTATTATCATATAAATATAATGTCACAACTTCACCAGAAGCGATCGTAGCAATTACAGTTATTAAATCATTAGCTATTATCTGGAATGAAAATGCCGATACATTATTAAATACAACATTCTGTCCAACTGGGGCTAAAGTTGCATCAGGCATAGCAATTGTCCAGCCGTTCTGATTAGGACTAACATCATTTATATCTGCAACCGTAGGAGGCCCAACAAAAGAAAAAGGCCAAGTTAAAACAATATCTGATGTTAAATTAATTAACTGATAAGAACTTTGGGCCATATTTAAAAACTATTTATTGATCTAATTGGACTTGCAAAAGAACCCAAATCATCACTAACTCCTCTAAGTGATTTAAGTTTATTAGCATTTAATGCATTAAATGCTGCTGTTTCTTTTTTAGAAAATACACCAGGACGTTCCATTAATATTACATCTTTATAACAAATATATTCTGCAGATAAAGGATTCCGCTTTAACGGATCAAAAGAATATGAAGGTGCTCGAGAAACTGGAACTAATGTCCAACCTTTCGCCGCTAGCCTTTCCACCTCATAGTTTTCTTCTCCTCTTATTCCTTTAGGAGCCCAATAATAATCAAATCCTTCTTTAGCTACACCAGGCGGTAAGCTCAAAGGACTAACATATCCCATATTATAACTTTGTAGTATTTCATGTTCTCTTGTTTCTGCTTCACGACTTGATCTATTATTTTTCATGCTCTTTTACCTTCTTTTAAATCTTCTAATTTGTATTTAATCCATTCTTTTTCTGATATTCCAGCATTGGCACACATTCTTTTCTCATCCGCACTTAATGATATCTGAGTTGGAGAAGGTACTTTACCATTACCAGAAGAGTTATAAGAGTTTCTAACCCCTGCTACATGTCCATTTATATTTGGACTTTTTATCTCTTTTTGAGGCTCATTTTTAATTCCAGCAATATAATCCTCTATGGTATTAAAATAGTCCTCTGACAAATAAGCATTCATTTGATTATTTTTAACTAAATTCCCATCTAAATAATTCACAAACTCCGCGACTTGATTGGCTAATTTAGAATCATAATTTTTTGAAGTAGGTTGTAAATAATTATGATTATCAAGCCAATCAGAAGCTATCTCATGCTGTAAATCGCTATAAGTTTGTGTAGGTTGTGGTTCCCGAGGCGTTTCTTCAGCTTTTTTACTTTCCCCTACCCATTTTTCAAGATCATTTACAGCAGTTAAAGCTCTTGTTAATGCAATATCTGATTCTATAAGAGCATCTATATCACCAGCTTCAATTGCTCTTTTCTTACTCTCTTTTGCCCTATCTAGCTCTGAATAAGCATTTTTACCATAATGATAAGTGCCAGAATTTAAGGACTCACTTAACATTTGCTCAAGTTGCGCTACTTTCTGTAAGGCTTCTTCTTTTTCAGCAAGAGCTTTATATTTATCTTTCCTTACTTTCCACAGTTTATCTTCTTTTTCTTCGCTCTTTTTAGGTACGACTTTTTCTTCTGCTGCTTCAGCTTCTTTGACTATTTCTTCTTCTGATCCTAAAAACTCTTGATTCTTTAATTTCTCTATTTCTTCAATAGCCTGTCCTATCTCAACTAACCCGCTTGTGTCCTCAACTTCGTGTTGAGGACTGGGATCAATAACATCTTCTTCTGAATTCATTTTATCCATATTTTTATTTTGTTATATTCCTTGGATCATCAACTACTAAATCTATCGCATCTTCTTTTAAAACAAAACACGGTATTCCTTTATTATGTATTTTATATCCAGAATGTCTTGGGAAAACTACCCAATCACC